CCCGGCGTTGCCGTTCGATCTCACACTCGACAGCCCAGCGTTTGCACACTAGGGCACCCGCAGATTGCAGCAGGGTGTTGAGAGCAGCGTGTTGGTGACGAATATGCAGGAGACGTCCATCGAGTCCCTTGAGGTACCCGTGTGACTTGGCCTTCTTTGTGACGCCGTTGATTAGCTTCTTGAGGGATGGGAGACCCTCTAGGAATCTCTTCTTGAGTACGCCACCTTGCTTTGCGCCCTTGCCGACAATGGAACCGATCTTCTCGTTCCCAGCGCCATAGAGGAACGCATAGATGAAGGTCTTGGCTTGGTCGCGATTAGACAGACCAGCGGCCTCTTGGTTGGCCGTATGAACGTCACCCTCGACAACCTCGCGGGAATACTCAGGGTCGTTCATGAAGTGAGCCAACATGCGAAGCTCTAGGCCGCTCACGTCAACACCCACCAGCTTCTTGCCAGCAGGTACGGTCCACAGGGATCGACATTCCTTACCAAATGGGGCCTTGACCGAGGGGGTCTGAGCTACGTTCGGGTTGGAGTGTGTCATGCGTCCGGTGACAGCGCCGTTGGTTACGACACGTCCGTGAATACGACCAGTCTCTTCGTTGTACTTCTTGAGCCACGAACCTTGGCCCTCGTAGAGTTGACCGATACGCTTCTGCAGCATCAGGTAGTAGGCGATCTGCTTGGCCTCAGGATACGGGAGTGACCCCAAGATTTCATCGTCCACCTTAGGTTGCCCGTTGGCGGTGAACTCCGTGGGTCGCCAGCCACGGACCTTCATAAGTCGATCCGCGATATGCGCTCGTGAGCCGGGGTTGAAGACGTTCATCTTGATCTTGCAGTAGGGCGCACCCTCGACCACCGAGTGACGCTCAACCGACTTGTAGTTGATCGTCTTCTTGGGGACCTTGGTTTCGACGTAAGCGAACCACGGGTCGAACAATGACTGTAGCTTGCTTTCCACGTCAGCCCGTTCTGTCTGCAGCGTCTTGAGCAGATCGAGAGCGGCCTCATAATCAAACACAAAGCCATGAGCTTCCTGTTCCTTGAGAATGTAGGCTACCCGATGCTCAAGCTCGACACATCTAGGGTCTATTTTCTTCCCATTGATCAGCTCTAGTAGCTTCAATGTAACGAAAACGTCCTGTTCGCAGTAGCTCTGCATCTCAGGGTTCCACTCGGCCCACGGGTCGAGACCCTTAGCCTTCATCTCTTTAGAGTAGTCACCCTTCCACGCACCGAGGCGCTGGCCCCATGCTTCGAGGCCGTGTGAGCCTCTCAGGCGCTTCTCGAGTTTACCCACAGCGATTGCCTTGGCGTCACGGTCCATTAGGTCAGCCCAGATAACTCGGGACATGACGAGGGTGTCATAGACCTGTTCGACCTTGGGTTGGAACTCGGGATAGATGAGTTGGATCGCGGGGATATCGAAGCCGATGATGTTGTGGCCAATGATCTGGTCTGCGTCGTGAAGCATCCAGATACCGTCTTCGATGTACTTACCGCTGAGGGAGTGAACCTCCCCCGTGTCCGCGTCTTGGATCACGAGGGAATGAATGGTGTCCATGGTATCGAGGAGGCCGTTGGTCTCGATGTCAAATGCGTATCTAGCCATTGGTAACTCCTACGATATGGGACGGATTAAGCGGGGACTGTCTCGAGGGTGTACCGAACGTACTTCTGGCCGGTAACAGGGTGATACTTGACGTGAGACATGATGTGGTTGCCACTCTCACGCAGCTCCTGAACACGCTTGGTCAGGCTCTGGATAGAATACTCGACAATGGCCTCACGTACAGTGATCGAGCCTGCCTTATTGAGGTGCTTCAAGATGATCTGGTTCTGAGTCATGCCGGTTTTCCTTTTCCAACCTGAGTGTTCTAGAAATTGTGCTTTGCGCTGGGCCTCGAGATACTCGGGCAGCAGCAGCTCAGGGTATTCGACAGCAAGAACGCATAGCCGCTCCGCAAGATCGAAGACCCCGTCGTGATCGTCAGTAATCGCTCTCACCAACCGGACCCGTGGCGGGTATGGGCGTGGGCTTGAACGTGTCATTCAAACGCCCTGTGGATTGATCGTAGTATAGTATTCCAGCCTCACCAGTTTCACCGGAGAAGCGGTTCTTGAGGACCCTTAGTATCGTCTCGTTTCGGTGGTCCTCGTCCTGCTGATTACGCTCTAGGCCGATCACGATGTCGGATAGTTGAGCGATAGCATGTGAACCTCGGAGCTGTGACAAGGAGGTCATAGCGCCTTCCTCGTGTCCTACCCCCGGCGGTCTCTTGAGGTGGGAGATGACGTGCAGACCAGCGCCCGTCTCCTCAACGAGGGAGCGCATCTTGGTCATGAGCATGTCTATTAGTCGTCGTTCGTCCAAATCGGTATCGTTGGCGGAGGCATCTGAAACTGCAATGCTAATGTGGTCGAGGACGATGTAGTCGCACTCACAAGAGGTTGCCAGATAGCGGATACGATCAAGAAGATTGCCAGCAGTAGTGCTGCCGAAGTGGTCATAGAGCCAAAGGTGGTCGCCACCTGAGGTTGCCTTAAACGCGTCATGAAGTTGTTCCTCTGTGAAGCAACCGCGATCCAAATGGAGCGGGTGGTTTATCTCGATGCCCATCATGCCCAGCGTGGTCCGCTCGATGTTCTCTTCGAGCATGATCATGCCAACCTTCTGTCCCTTGTTACGGAGCAGGTCGAAGAACACCTCACGAACCACAGCGGATTTTCCTACGCCTGAACCAGCAGTCCATACGACAAGCTCGCCCTTGCGATTGCCCCAAGTCTTCTTGTTGAGTTCAGCCCAAGGGTATTCCTGAGCATGGTTCTCTTTGGGAGCCTTGACGCGTTCCCAGAGATCACCCGCTGAGACAATCCCGTCAGGCCGATATGGCTTGGCGTTCCACATGGCCTCAACCACTTCCTTACCCCGACCAGCGACGTGGCACTCGTTAGGGTCTTTCAGTGGTAGATCAGCGATGAACGCCTGACCGGGCTTGCACAACTTGGAACATTCCGTTGAAGCGATGCGACCGGGTTCATCCATGTCGAACATGAAGATGACCTTCTCGAATGATGTGACGAATTCGAGTGACTGTTGGATTGCTCTGACAGCACTCTTGCCCTTCTTGTCCACACCATTTGGTAAGCTCACGACCGGCCACTTGTTACCTTGAAGCTGTGACATGGTCATGCAGTCAATCTCACCCTCGGTGATCACGAGCATCTTACCACCGGGTTTCCAGAGGTGTTGCCCCCAGAGGCCCGGCTTCTGTTCGCCTAGGTGTACGAACTCCTTGTTAGGATATCTCACCTTCTGGGCGATCAGTTGCCCTTCTCGTTTGAAACCTGCGATCTGGACGGTGTTACCCTTCCAATCTTCGCCAACGCTATAGTTGAACTTGCGACAGGTCTCGTCTGTGAGACGACGCTTGCCGAGGGAGCGGAACTCTCCAGTACGCAAAAGGTCCAACTTAGGACGCGGCGCTGGGCGGCTCTCGGTGTACGCTCCCTCGGCACCCTCAGCCTTGCCGTACGTGTCACACGAAAAGCAATAAGTATGCCCATCGGTATATACGGCGTTGGCATCTGAGGACCCACATTCGTCACAGGGGCCTTTAAACATTAGAGCACTATCTTCGGCGTGATCATCCATGTGTTTTGCCTCCTGAGCGTTTTGGGGTTAAATCTAGGGTGTCGGGTAATCGGGGGTTGGGTTGTCTGAGACGGTTGCAGCGGGATATCTGTCCTGTAAAAACCTGACCAGATCGTCTATCGCTTGCCATTGCTCAGTGGTGCGGGTGAGTGCCCGTGTTCCTTCTTCGTCAAGACCTCCGACTACGCCGATGGCTACTGATAGAGCGTCTTGTCCTTTGGTATGGGAGCCACAGGTTTCGATGTTTCGGCCAAGCTGGATTGTACCAGTGCCCAAAACGACAAAGTGCCACCCAACCCCAAGCCTACCTTGCTTGCAGTGGAGGACATCTAGTTCTCTTATGGTTGGTTCGAGTCCAGGCTTGGTAAGCGTGTCCCGTACGGCGATGAACCGAGTATCAACTCGATCCACCGTTTTGAACAAATCTGTGCGGAGCATCAGTTTTCCTCAAGCCAATCTAGGGGAACCTTGGGACCCTTAGCGTACAGGAAGCCGTGTTTCTCACACCAACTGGCGTATGTTGTTTTGGATTGCTTGGAAATCTTGGCTTTCGGATTTGAGAACAGAAACCGAATGTCCAAGTGCGGGTGTTGACGCTTAATGAGGATGTGCTTGGCGCGATCATCCACAAGGAAGCGACCCTTGGCCTCAATGATAAGAGGCTCTTCTCGGAGCGAACCATCTGGTCGAGTTTCAACCACATAATCCGGTGTGTACTTAGATACCCTTTGAGGCCTTGTGTACTCGATCTTCATTTCCTCATAGGAGAACACGACATCATGCTTCGTAAGCTCGTCAGCAATGTCCTCCTCAAGGCCAGATCGAAAGCCATACTTTAGAGCGACTTGCCGTTTATTCGCCATGTGCAAGCCCTCCCTTATCCCTGCGCTTGTGCGAGGGGATTTCACCCCCGCACCTGCTGCACTCTCGTTCAGTAATCGCCATCGTCGCCACCATCATTAGTGTCGTCGGAAGGGTTGTTACCTGAATCACGGGTGTCGTTTTCGCCGTCGGCATAGTCGCCTTCGTCGGGGTCGGCCATGTAACCTTCCTGAGCCTTGAAGCCCATCGAGGATGCACTCGGGCCGGAACCTGAGACCAACTCGATGATCTGAACGCCGACCGGTTGAAGGCTAACGCCTTTCTTGGCACCGGCTTCCCATGCGTAGACCTCAGCGGACACGACATAGGTCGAACCGCCGAATGGGTTTACATCGATAGGCTTGAGGGCAGCATCGAACAGCTTAGGCTTGCGGTCCCATAGTTGACCGTCGCGCTTACGCAGCTTGTTCTTGACGCGGCACTTGAAGACCACATTGCCGGTCTCGTCGCCGTCTTCGTTGGTCTCGAAGTACCACATGGTGTTGTCGGCCTTCTTAGGGGCCTTGCCTGTGTGTGCCTTGAAGGGCTTCGAGAGGATTTCCATAATCGGCTCGGCCTCGGCCAAGGGCACCGAAACGTCGGCCTTGTACTGGCCTAGCTCGTCGAACTTTGTGTCAGGCTGCGAGAGACGGGGATAGACTGCTTTTCCGGGGCCGATGGAGATTTGTTCATTGTTAGCCATGTGTTTTCGTCCTTATTGGAGAGACTGTTAAAACGCACGAAGCCCCACACCGTGATGGTTCAGGGCTGTGAGGTGTCCACTTGTGCGAGAGGGTTTTGGGGAGGGGTTGTTATCCGATCATGCTAAGCCGTTGTTCTCCTTGTATCTGATGGCTGCGTTGATGGCCTGCCCACGGGTGTTGTGAACAGATACGGTGTTTTGTCCGTCCCTGACGGCGAAGTGTGTGCCCTGACGAACGACTTGAATGATTGACATGGGCGAGGCCTTTCGGAGTTAAGTCTAGGGATGTCCCTAATGGGTAGGCGCTACGGGTTGAACCGAGGAGACCAGACCGAGCGACATCGCGGCTTGATCCACGAGTTGGCGAGGGTACACGTTGGAATAGGTGTCGAAGGTGCGACCGTAGTTGTCGGTGTATTCACGCTCCATGCGCTCAACGGGGGTGGCTTCATTTTCGCACAGCGTCTTAGCGAGACGTGTGAGGCGACCCTTTTGAGATTGACTGAGATAGACGTGGTTGAAGGCAGTCCACTCTTGGATCGTGACACGAGTCAACTCTTTGACCATCGCCTTATTCTCGGCTTCAACCCGCTTTAGCTTATTGTTTGCCATTTGCAGAGCGGTAGCGATGAAGTCATCCTCTGACATCTCACCCGTGGCGAGCTTCTCTTCACCCATGATGTACCCACCGTCCTTGCGGATGGCTGGGAGGACCACTCGGGTGACCCAATCTTGGAACGCACGGGCCTCAGGTTTGCCCGAGCGCATGACCAACTTGTAGAGGCCGGACTCGCTGATGATGGAGACGTTCTGAGGGCCACCAAGGGTACTAACTCGCTTCGTAGCCTTCTCGTCGTCATTCAGCTTCTTGCGAATGTTCGAGTAGTTGCCTTGGGTGTACCCCATGGCGATCTGAGCATCGGCAGAGACGAACCATGGCTCGCCCTCGATCTCGACGACGCGGATGGTAGTAGTGTCGAACTCGAAGTTGATCGGGGAGGTGTTCATGAGGTGATCCTTTCATGAGTTTTTGGGGTATAATCTAGGGTGTCGGGTATTAGATTGGAGAGGCCTGCGACTAGGAAAAGAAAAACTGGCTATCGAGGACTTGGTAGATATCCAGATTGCCAGCTTCGGGCAGCGGTTTGATCTTCCCGGTGTCTTCGTCCTTCACGTTGAGCATTAGCTCCTCACGGAAACGCTCAAGGTTCTTCCCGTCTTCGTACATATCCACGAAAGCAGGCTTGATGCACTCTTCACAGAACCGAGGCATGTCCGCAGCGTGAACCCCGAAGCTGTCGTGGATCATAGCGAACGACATGCCCATACCATCAGCCCTCAGGATCGCCATACGCATGTGGCAGGCGTCCATAGAGTGGATGTAGTTAGGTGAGAGAGACTGCCCCATCTTCCGAGCGTCCAGTTTGTTGGTGCGATCTACGATGCTCAGTTTGGACATCTTACCATCGAGGTATGTTTCAACCCGGCGAGTCTTCTCGTCATACTTCGCTTGCTGCACCACGAAACCGTCAGGTGTTGTCCACTGGAGAGGCGTGATGCTGTTCTTGGAGGCAACCCGAGCTGTCGCTGTGATCCAATCCATCGCTGATCGAGCAGCTATGACTGTGCTTGAGATTGCATCCCACACATGCTTTGCGACTAGTGGGCTGATCTTCGAGCGTATCACGTCCATCTCGACGGGCATCTCTGCACCCCCTTCGGCCTTCTCTTTGTAGTAGTCGAAGACGTAGTCCATGCAGGCGCTGAACGTGCCAGAGTAGGGGACGATCATCACAGGGCGCTTACAGAGACCGCGAGTGATCCCCATCTCCAGTGCAACCCTCGCGAAGTCGCTAGTATCTGCCGCGATACGAAGGCTTGCCTCAGCCTTTGTTGCGACCGCCTTGTAGATATCCTGACGATCCTCGTGTCCTGTCAGGTTGACGTGAAAGCCACCCTCTTCATCCCGAAGCAGGGCAGAGAAGTGCTGCAGGCCTGAACAGGTAGCATCGAAGTGGACAGGCATGTGGGATACATAGCCAGTGCCATAGTTGCACAGGCCAGCCCACTCAAGGGCACCACGGAGCGCCATAAAGGGTTCATCGGCCTTGGTCCAGCGGAGATCGTTGAGAGGGTCCATGGCGATCTCTTGCAACATCACCTCGTTCTCTTCGACCCATGCCACACGATCAGCGAGGGGAAGCTTGTCTTGCCCCCAAGCATTCGAAACGGCCACCGCGAGGTACCCTTCGTGCTCTGGGGTATCGATTGGCTTACCCTCGGAGAACTCGATCAGAGCCTTGACGTAGTCTGTGCCCTGTGGGTTCAGGAAGGGAACCTTAGGGTACGAACGACCACGGCTATCCACATCGTGAGGGAAGTAGATCGCGTCATACTGAGAGAAGCGATTGGCCATTGAGATCGTCCGCAGCACAGCGATCCGCTTGGAGATCATGCGGCGGTTCGTGTCGCGGACCTCGTAGCAGTCTTTCTTGTACTCCTTCTCGATATCCTCGTTCGTGTCCGCACCTACGGGTGGCTTGGGCAGTTCCAAGGGGTCAGCCGTGGGTAGACCGGGCACATCGAGCGAACGTGAGAACACCTTGTCCAGCACATCGACCATCACAGGGTTCACGCGCCATGCGGTGCGCTGCATCTTGTTGATAGGGTCAATGATCCGGCTCATGTCGCGGTTTTCGAGTTCTGCGAGGTATCTGTACTTCGCATCCTTCACGAAGCGATAGGGCTGCACGTTATCGGTGTAATAGGCACCACCAACCAAGGCATCGTTAGTCCAATCCTTGGGAGGCACGACCATTGGATAGTACACGGTGAAAAGGTTTGCAGCCTTGTCCATCCGGTCTGCCAACACCTCGATCATCGCTGGTGCAAAGGCCACGCAGTCAACAGAGCGGGCACCATCATACTGAACGAACTCCTCGATAACGCCTGTGGTGCTGCTCAGTATTTGCAGAAGGACCAACCCAAGGTTCAGACGTTCGGACTGGCCCCAGCCTTCGGCCTTCCACTCTAGTTGCTGTTGGTGGAAGGTACGAACCATCAGTTCCCGACGACGACGACGAGGAAGATCACGACGCTGGAAATCCTTGACGATCTTCTTGAGCAGCGCCTTCCGGTTCTCTGCGAAGTATCTCATACGGAACTCGTCGTGGATACCCTGAGTGGCCGAGAGAACCACTCGGGTCTTCCGTGCGTTCTTACCCTTGCCTCCCTTTGAGGTGGTCATGGTTGTGTTGATCACCCAACGCAGGAAGATGAAGGCCATTGTGTCCACATCGCCGAACTCTTCGATCAGCTTGAGGGCACGAGGACGACGACCAGCCTTGCCAGCCTTCTTCTCTTCAACCCATGCCTCGATACCTTGGATGAAGTTTAGCAGCATGAAGTCTAGGGTTTGACGACCTGCGTGGGTGTCTGCGAAATCGTCACGTTCCTCTGCCTTCTCGTGGTTGCGGAAGTAACGGGCACGGGTTGCTTCACGCATCTCAGCTTCGAGTGCGATCTGTTCGTTCATCATTGGGTGCAACATGAGGGGAAACCTTTCGGAGATAACTCTAGGGTGTCGGGTAATTGAAACCCTTGCGATCAGGGGCAGACACAAGCGCGGTTCCCGTAGGTGGTGCAGAGGACAGCGCAGGCTGCCCCGTGAAGGATGCGGCCATCGACCTTAGAGACGAACCCATCATGCTGGTATGGGTTGTAGGTGAAGGCCTCACCCGACCCGAGACAGGCGGCATTGATCTGGTTGGCTTCTCCATCCCAGAACCCGCCGAGGTGCGGTG